ACGGTGTTCCAAGGTTCCAAACCATTCCTCCTCATATGTGGTTCCCAATAATTAATCCAAACAATATGCATGAAGTTGTAGCACATGTTATAGCTTGGTTGTCTAAAGATACTGATAATAGCGGAGACAATACGTTGTTGATGGAAATACATACTGCTGGCAAGATTGAATACAGAGCGTATAAAATGCACAGTGGCATTATCGGAGATGACATTACCGATTTAGTTTACGAAAACAGAGAAGAAGAGACTGGAGTTGATATACCGCTTATATTCCCAGTGCATAACATAAACGCTTCAGATAGTCCCATCGGGCAAGACGATTACGAGGCTATAGAACCTATTTTGTATGAACTTAATCAGAGGTTATCACAAATTGCAAGGATTCTAAATAAGCATTCAGACCCACATATGGCAGGACCAGAGACAGCCTTGGAGCAAGATGAAATGGGAAGATATGTATTTAGAGGTGGTGCTAAATACTTCCCATTAGATGCTGGAGACCCGATACCACAGTATATAACTTGGGACGGTAAATTACAAGCTGCATTTGACGAGATTAAATTCTTAGTAGAACAGTTGTTTGTCATATCCGAAGTATCTCCAGTATTGTTTGGTATAACTCAAGGTTCATTGAGAACTGGTGCTGGGCTAAGGAAAGAGCTTATAGCTCCGATATCTAAGTCAAACAGATTGAGAATGCGCTTTGACCCAGTTATTAGAAATATGCTGTTAACTGCAGGCACTTTGTGGAAAAAAGATTGGAAAGAGATTAATATCAGTTGGCAGGAAGGGTTACCAATTAACGACCTTGAACAAGCTCAGATTTACACGATGTTGTATAACGCTGGATTAGTATCTCAAGAGACTGCAGTAAAGAAATTATTTGCATTAGACAGCCAGACATTGAATGAAGAGCTTAGCAGAATTAATGAAAACGCAACAGTTAAGAATGAAAAGACGAAGACGCTTATTGATAACAAATATGGAGTAGCGGCTGAAAGTTCACTGAATGCAATTCAGGGAGACGGGACATTAAACAAGGAACTGTAAATGCCAAGGCGAAATCGTAGAAAGCATGAAAATTACGATTTAGAATTTAACAAAATTAAGAGAAAGGAAAAATATCACAAAAAGAGGTGTAAGAAGCATGGCAGAAAGAGTTAGCCATAAGCCTTGGGGCAGATTCTCAGAAAGTGATTATACATTGGAGCAGTTAGCTCGTGCTTCTTTAATACACATGCAGGAGCCACCCAAAACCAAGGCTGATTGCAAATTACCAATTAGAGAACCAGATGGAACTTTGAATGCAAACGGCATAGTAGCAGCTGCGATAAGAATACATCAAACAGATGCACCAATGGAAAAGAAACGCAAAGCAGCAAGGAAACTTGTATCTCTATATAGAAACGTTCTTAATAGAGAACCACCAGACAGCTTGAAAAGATTAGCTGGAATGTAAGTAATGCATGTGGTATAATAATTATTAGTAAAAATTACGCTGACAACGAGCGGTAAATCGTTGGAAGGAGGTTTATGATGGCAGACGAAGTTAAACAAGTCCAAAGCAGTAATGAGGTTAACGAAACTCAAGCAGTTAGTGAACCTATACAAGAGCAAGAAACTCCTAAGGTATTTACACAAGAGGAGTTAGAAAAGATTATTGCAGAAAGGCTTGAAAGAGAAAGAAAGAAATATAAAGATTATGACGAATTAAAGAAAGTTGCAGAAGAGTATAAGAAGATGAAAGAAGCACAGATGACAGAAGAAGAAAAATTACAGAGCAAGTTAGCTGAATTAGAAGCGGCTGTGCTTGAGAAAGAGTTGGAGGTGCAGGAAGCCATGATTGAAAAAACAAAGATGAAAGTAGCGATGGAAATGGGCTTACCTGCTGACGCTTTAGATTTCATCTCTGGTTCAACAGAGGAAGAAATCAGAGAAGCGGCTGAGAAGTTTAAGAATTTACTTGGAGGAAATTACTCCAAGGTTGGTAAGCCTTCAGCTCCTGCAACAGCACAGTCTGGGTCGAAGGTATGGACACGTAGCGAAATTGAAAATATGTCACGAGAAGAGCTAATACAGCACAGAGAAGAGATTAAGCAAGCCATGAAAGAAGGAAGAATTATTGATAAGTAGTGAGGTGAAATATTAGTATGGCAAAATANNNAATATTTGAACCTAATAGCACAATAGTTCCCACTTTTTGGAGTGCGACACTATTAGAGGACCTTAAGAAAGAGCTGGTGTTTGGTTCTTTAACCAGCGCACAGTATATTGGTGAAGTAAAATACGGTCAAACGTTAAAGATATTCAACGTATCTGGCGTAACAATTACAAATTATAGTCCAGTAGATGGATTTGGCAACGCATGGACTCCAGACAGAGCTAAAGCTGAAGAAGTAACTACATTAACAATTGATAATGCAAAGGCATTTCAGTTCTTCATAGAGGACCTTGAAAATAGAGCAGTTCTCGTAGACTTAATGTCTGCGATAATGAGAGAAACCACTTATAATTTAAGAGATGTTGTAGACCAGTATATCGCAGGGCTATTTGAGGCTGGAGCGACTCCATTCCTGACTAATACAGGAACAGGAGCAGAGATTGCGGCACAGCTAACCAATACTTACACTTTCTACGACCTATTGGTTGACGTTGACACTTTAATGAATAAAAACAACGTTCCAAGGAATGGTCGTTGGATTGTCGTTCCACCAGAATTGAGAGCTCTACTGCTTAAGGACAACAGATTTGTAGCCAATGCTTCTTCTCCACAAGCTTATGTATCTTTGCTGAATGGTGAAATTGGTCAGGCGGCTGGATTTACTGTTAAGATGAGCAACAACGTTCCTACGCTTGATGGAACATTAGCTGGTTCTTATCGTTTCTACGCTGGAACTAACGATGCGTTGGCATTTGCATATGATGTAGAGAAGATTGAAACATACAGACCTGAGAACAGATTTGCAGATGCCGTTAAAGGATTGTTTGTATACGGAGCCAAGGTAATCAGACCAGTTTGCGTTTACAAAGTTGCAGTTAAACTACCTGTTCCAGAACCAGAACAACCAGGACAAGGTAATACTGGTGGTACTGGTGGTAATGGTTAATAATTACGTTTATCACATTATTAGCGGGAGCTGTCGCATGACAGCTCCCGAGATAAATGGAGGTTAAAATGGCAGTATTGTATGATAAGAAAAACAAGCATTACGTTTATGTAGAGGACGAAGAAGTTGAAACACTGATAAAAGCTTATGATTGGCTGGAGGTGGTCAGATGGCACTCACAATTGGCACCAACAGTTACGTCGACGTCGGATACGCAGACGAATACTTCAGAGCAAGAGACATCGAAGGAACAGGAATCTGGAAAGACCTCACGAAAGAACAAAAAGAAGCAATATTAGTTCAAGCTGCATCTTTGCTTGATACTTTAATTTATAAAGGTGCCAAGAAAGACCCTAATCAGCCAATGGCATTTCCAAGAGTTCTAATGATTAAACACGGAGTAGAATTTGCAGCTGAGCTTTTAGACACTGGCTCTATTTATGAGGCTATCGCACAGTTATACCCACAAGAACCTTATATTTACAGGGTTGGAGATATAGAATACATTGACATTGGAACTCCAGAGATAATTAAGATGGCACAATGCGAACAGGCAAAGTATTTACTTGAAATGGCTAATGACCCGAGAATACAAGCTATTATGTCTGGAGTATCGTATGTAGCAGTAGGTTCAGTTAGAGAGGCATACAATACTGATAGGGTTAGTGCTAAAACGGTGATAATTTCTCCTATGGCTAAGTCTTTAATAAAACCGTTAATCGCTGGAGCAGTTGGACAGATATGAGCATTGTAGACAAATACTTGACGCAGACAGCTTACGTGTTAGAGCAGTTAGGAACTAACAGATACGGTGAATATGAAACTGTTAGTAAACCGATTAAGTGCAGGTTAGAGATGTCGCAAAGGTACTTGGGAGAGATAACCAGAGCTTTAATGATAACTGAATACCAAGCTAAAGCGTTAATGTTTTGTAAAGAACCAGTAACTCTCGGGCAAAAAGTAATGTATAAAGGTAATGAATACACAGCGATACAGGTTAATGAAATAATCAATCTCGACGGCTCTCTATCTCATTATGAGGTAATATTAGGGTGAGAAAAGTAAAGATAAAAATATCTAAGACTGACCCGTGGATTTCTAAAGCTGAAGAATACCAAGAAATACTTGAAGATGCTTTCATTAAAGACGGCGTAATCATTAACCTTAGAAAGAAAAGCGTAGATGCATTCTACTATGCTAAAGAAGTGCTTGCACCAGAAGATACTGGCAATTTAAGAAGCACTATGCAGTTGAGTGAAAGCTCATCTTCAGATAAGATTACTTTTACATTCTCGGTATCTGCGTTTGACTTTGACGAAGGAGTGGCTTACGGCAGATTACACGAATTAGTGCATGATGGCGTTTATAGATATCACAAAGAAGGAACGATGAACCAATACATGCTTAGAGCAATCAATAAGAAATTTGGCACCAACTTTAAGCACTACACTTCAGCTTTCTAAGAGAGGGAATGAGATATGTTAGCGGCAGAAACAGTGTATGACCTTGTAGCAGAAGCAATAAACGGAAGGTGTGAGCTGTTTGTCGGCACACCACCTTTTGATTTAGATGACTTGGTAGCACTTTACGATACTGGTATTGGAGATGGAGCTGAAGTTAACGGTTCAACGATGGAAAAAGCAATCATCATGGTAGTTGTCCGTTCTAAAAGATATGCTGATGGCTCTGCCATAATTGAAGATATTTATAAGCATCTCAACGATGTAAACAAAGATGGGTATGAATACAAAGATGGTGCATATATTATAATGATAAGAGCATCAAGACCTCCATCTTATGAAGGTTTAGATGCGAGGCAAAGGCACATATTTACGCAACAATTTAATGTAATGCGAGAGGTGAAATAAAGAATGGCTATAAGCGGCGCATACGGTAAAATATTCGTTAAACAAGGTGGAACCAATGTTAAAATCGCAGAGATGTCAAGGTGGACCTTGAACTTGGACGTTAACGATGTGGACGTAACTAACTTCGATACTGAAGGTTGGGTAGAAAGACTGACCACATTCAAGGATTGGACTGCATCTTGTGAAGGGAACCTTGTCATTGGCGATGTCGGACAGATGGCTTTAATACATGCTTACATAAACGGAGAACCAGTGACAATAGAGATGACTCTTGGCAAACCCGACCAAGAACAGCTTGTAATATCTGGCAAAGCTTATATGAGTTTAACATTAGAAGCTTCTACAGATAGTCAAGCAACGTTCTCTGCTGACTTCAACGGCATGGGTGCTTTGACAATTTCTCCATAATAGCATGATTACAGGTCTAATCGGTAGTGTTTGGTGTCTAAGCAAAATAGAAGATTTGACAAAACCGATAGACCGTGTTAAGGAGAGCCTGCCATTTTGTGGTGGGCTCTCCAGTTGGCATTTTGAAATGATAATGAGTGAAGCTTTGGTTGATGGCTCTAAAAGTGCTACACCAGTTGGTTGGTTGTTAACATCAGATGGGTTTTGGGCAATGCAAAGATGGATTGATAATCCGTATGGTTACGCTTTTGTGGAATTAAACTTAAACTTAGAAGATGTGCAAACTGCGATATGCGGTTACGTTTTACTTCCACCTATTGATGTTGAAGAAGGAGTATTGACGTATCAAAGGTTACAATTCCAAACGCTTGGAATACCATTTTTCATAAAAAAGTAATGGAGGTGCAATGAATGAGTGACAGTAAAATAAGGATTGAAAACGGAGTTAGGGTAGCAGATGTTTTTGTAGGCGACAAGTCTTACGTTGTTAAAGCTAAAAAAGTTAAAGAGCTAAGAGAGATTATGCAGAAGATAACCAAGGATAAAAACTTGCAGACTGAAGGAGATGCCGTAGAAAACATTGACAAACTGGTTAAGATGTGCAAGCTAATGTTCCCAGAGATTAACCCAGACGATATAGACAATGCATACATGTCACAGCTTGTGGAATTAACTAATCTGTGGCAAGAGCTAAATTTTTCAGAGCTGGAAATGGAGGGGAGCTCTACATAGTTAATCCAATAGCCATGTCACTATCCTTGGGACTTGCTATTGAAACTGATAACAAGGGAGACATGCTAAAAGTGTTCTTTCCTTCAACGTTCTTGATTGACATTTTGCAGTATCTAAACATAACTCCATTCCAGCTTGAAGAAATGTATATGAATGATTTACTGTTTTGGGCTAAACTCGTTGCTGAGAAGAAGAGAGAAGATATGCTAGAAGAATACCAGAATAAATGGGGAGTGCTTATATCTTCAGTGATAAATAGTGGATACAATATTGTCAGGGCTTGGGGAGCGAAAATACACACAAGCATATCTCCAGATGATATTTATCCGTTCATAAAAGACTTAAGGTTTAGCGAAGATGAAAGAAAGAAGCTTGAGCAAAGGACAGTGGAATCAGCCGTGGAGCTCGGCATACCTGCTCCGAAGGTGAAGTAAATGGCAGATGTAATGGGCAAAGGTAGTGGCGAACAGTTTAACATTGAAGTAACTGTTAATGTAACGCAGGCAAAAACAGCTTTAGCTGGCATCAGTAAAAGCCTTGACAGTATTACTAAGAAGGTTGGCACATTAACAAGCAAAATAATTGATTTGCAGTCACGTATTACTGCTTTATATTCTCAGCCAATAAATACGCAGTTAATGTTAAATGTCAGCTTCGCCTCTGCCAATGTTGATGAAGCGTCTTTAGATGCCGCAGTCCAAAACATCGTATCACGAATTAAAGCAAGGTTGCAGTTGGCTGGAGAACAAAACCAGTTCGCTTTGCCAGTAACTCTTACTTCTAAAGGCGGCAAGAGCACTACAAGCGTAGACACAATCATAGCAATGACAAATGCAATGCAACAGGCTGTAACAGAGCTAACCAAAAACATACAGAATACATCGGAAAGCATAAACAAGTTAGATGAAGGCTTATCTAAAGTAACAAAGAAAGCTACGCAGCTTAAGAGAGTATCTGGCGGTAGAGGACAAGGCGGTTTATTAGATAAGGTATTCTTGTCAAGAGGCGTAACGTATTCCACTGTTTATGAAACCATATTCGGACAGCTTGGTTACTTGGTTTGGGCTGTAAGAAACGTATCACTAACTGCATCTAATATTGGTAGAACAATAAAGTCGATGGTTATTGACACGGTTGGTGTTCAGCAAAACTTCATGCTAACACTAACAGCCATTACTGGTTCTTTAGAAAAAGCAAACGAGCTTAAGAATACCATTTGGGAGATATCCAGAACTGTTGGCGTAGACATGGCATCTCTAATGCATACGGCTCAGCAGGCGGCTGTTTACAATATTCCTTACCAAAGGATACAAGATATGCTACAAACCATACCTGTATTTGCACAAATGGTTGGCATTGTTAGTGGTGGTGGAGCTGCTGGAGCTTCGGCTATAACAAGCAGAGCAATTATGGCNATAGGTCAGATGTATGCTAAAGGTAAGGTAGTAGCAGAAGAAAGAAGGCAGCTTGCTAACATCGGCATTAACATCGTAGAACTCATAGCACAGGGAATGAGCAAACCACCAGCAGAAGTAGAAGACATGATGAGAAAAGGGCTTCTAACAAACGTAGATGAAGTTGTAGGAATGATTATGAAAGAGCTTGGTAAGAAAACAGATGCCATCGTTAAATACATAGGAACTACCACTACTGGTGCACTTAACATAGCCACTTCTTCGTTAAAGCAGATATGGACAGCAGTTGCTGGAACAATAGCTAAAGTGCTAATGCCAGTGCTGTTAACCGTTTCTTCGGTTCTTCAAAGAATAGCAGCTCAAGTTACTGAAACTGGTAATCTATTTTTAGCGATAAAAAATAACGTAAGCAGCTGGCTGTATAACATGATAGTAACTACATACGCTTGGCTTGTTAATATATATAATATTATCGCCAACATATTCAAAGTGATTATAAATATACTATTTGGGACAAGTAACATATTGAGACCGATATTGATGACTCTTATGGCTGGAACTCTGATATTTTGGATTACATCTTCAATCTTGAGGCTAATGAAACCGATGATTGGGTTCTTAAAAACTATTTGGACAATGTCAGTCTATATCAAAGAAAACTTTAAGACTTGGATTGGTTGGATTAGTGGTGCAGCCAAGGGATTAGTTGGAGTAATAACTGGAGCTAAAAGTTTAAGTGCTGTATTATCTGGAATAATGGCTAAATCCACTATTACTGCCAATATGCTAACGCTTGGTATAGCTACTGGCATATTTGCTCTTTCACTTTATTTGGTTAACGTTGTAGATAGAACCTTAAATCGCAAGATTAACCAATCTCTTGATAAACTGGAACAACAAACAAAGGAAGCATCTGACACTATGAAAAACGCTTTTATACAGCCTACACAAGATACAGCCAAGATGAAGGACAACATGTCCAGCGTTGCAGATAGCACAAAAGAAATTAAGGATAACCTACAAAGCTTTGACGTAATACATGCTATAGAACAACAAGCAGAGATGGTGGCGAACATCCCAGAAGTTCCAGAAACAATTATTGATATTGAGATGCAAGACTACTCTAAATTCTTAGACAATTTGGTAAAAGAAGCCACCAATATTGATACAAGTATTACATCGGCTGTTATTCCGAAGCTTGAAGATATGTCTATAAACTTTAGAGATATTTGGGAAACAGTTAAAGGAGACCTGAAAAATGTGTTTAAGTTTTTAATAGATGGGTTCACCAATCTTTGGAATGATATCAAACTTATGCTTGGCATAGGACAAGACATAGGACCTACAAGATTTATGACTCCGTATGAAGCATCTGCTGGAGGGACACAGCAGTTAACAAAAAGTAGTATACCTCCACTTGTTCAAGTAGAGCCAAAGTTCACGCCAGCACCATCGTGGTATAAGCCAGGTGTAACAGAGCCTAAAATAGTGCTCGAGATAAAAGAAAGAAAGTATGAATACCCAGAGTTCATAACGAGAGAAATACGTATAAATGGTAATAGGGTTCAAATTCCCTAATAAGGTGATGCAGAATGCCAGAGAATAGAACCATATTAGAAATAGATGGCTCAAAAATGCCAACACCCACAGAAATAAAATACGGTGAATACGTTTTATCTAAAGCCGAAAGGAATTTGCTTGGCAACATGGCTTTTGCTTACATCAACAAGAAAATTAGAATTGATGTTAGATACGCTGTTCTTAGTGAAGCCCAGTTGAAGTTTCTTAAAAGAGCATTGTATTACACAAACGCTGGTGGTAAAGGCATACATCAGGTAACAGTAATATTTCCATCAATGGCAGGACCTAATGACCAAAGCACAGTAACTTCATTTAGAGGCTATGTTGGAGACTTGGAATATTCTACGTTGATTATCAAAGATAATGTAATGTATTATAAGGATGTAACATTCCAGTTGATAGAACTATGATAGCGATAACAGACTTTTACGGTAGACTTTATGGCTCTGGCATATCTGAGACATTAGATGCTGATGACATCTTAGAAGCACAGTTCATGCAGAACATGTTTTGGGAAGGTAGAACTGTTGTTAAAGGCACTGGATATATCAAAATACTGGACTACGAAGAGAGATACAACATAGTTAATCCAAAGTCCAGCTTTGCCACATTAAAAAGCTACGAAGATGTTAAGCTTGATGGCTATTTCATACTAAAAGACGAAAACGACAACACAAAGAGAATTGATTTTGATAGATGGTTTCTTAAAGAAATAGAGTTCTCTAAAGTTAATAAGGTGGCTACGCTACATTTTGAAGATGTTCTTGGTAAGTTTGATAGAATGACTTATGAGGGTTATGGATTAGTGAAGCCAGTCACAGTAAGTGGCTATTATTGGAGAATATTAAATGGTAATCCATATAAGGCATTTCCACAAAGGGTTAGAAAACCATTCCTGTTTGAGGGCACGGAAGAAAATGCAGGCGGCTTGTGGTGTGCATTAAAGCAAGGAACGTATTTTAGCATTCTATCAAGCTTATCTCAATCTGTTGGAGCTGTGCTGTGGGCTAATCTTAAAGGAGAAATAATGGCTGATTGGGTAACATTAGAAAATTTGTATATGTCAGGAGATTACATATTCCCTAATCAGCAGGTTGATGTTAACAGTGTGACAGATGTTAGAGCAGTTGTAATAGGTGGTTTGGGTATTCCTTCTTTGGCTGTAAAGTACGACTTTGACAACGGAGAAAAAGTAACCATCAGGCTTAAAGGTAGAACTCCAAGATTTACACAGCAACAGTTATATAAGACAATGGAAGTAATGGTACCAGTAGATAACAAGCTGTTTATCAAAGAATACAGACCTGATAAATACAATCCTACTGGCTACATGTTCTTAGACGTAGATAAAACTGGAGTAGCATCGTGTTATTATGGTGGAGGTGCTGTGTTTTACTACATTATTCCAACACAGGTAAACAGCTTAATGATGTATAGTGGAACTGTAGAAGGAATAATTCCAATTACTGAAGAAGTGCCATTGAACCAGTATATAGATGAAGTTAGCACTGTAGACCCTACTTTGACTTTAGACTTTCCGATTTTGCAGAACAAAGATTTAATTGAGGCAACGTATTTAAGATACAAGAACAGTCCATTCAGAAAGAAACATGTTGAGATATCTGTAATACCAAGCAGATTAGATGAAATAGCTCCTTATCCCTGCAAGTTTAAGGTAATGAACGAAGATAACTCTGTGGCGTATGATACAATATTACATGGTATTAGACATAAATTCAAAGAGGGTGGCTATTCTTATGATGCATTTTGCGTGTTGGTGTAATAATCATGAGATATGATGAGAGACCACAGGCAGAAGTAAAAGTTTTAGGAACTAACACAAACATTTCTAAAACATATGGAGACAGGATTTGCAAAATAGTTAGAGAACAACCAGATGATGAAGGTAAATATAAAGTCGTTAAATTTTACGATTTAAGCGGAAA